AGGTAGAGCCCGCGCTTGGGGAGCCAGAGCGGCCCGCCGGCCGGGGCCAGGGTGAAGCGGGAATAGCCTTTGGCGGGCCGCCATCCCAGCAGCCCCTTGAGCAAGGTATCAGCCAGGGGCAGCGCCTCACCTTTGGCTCTTTGGGCGGCGCCGGCCTGGGCGGAGGACGCAACGGCAATGGCCAGGAGCCAGGTGCTTTCCACCTTGGCATCGGCTCCGGTTTGGGTCAGCGGCTTGTAACCATCGTAGGCGATGGGGATTGCCGGCAGGGCGGGCAGCTTGGCGGCTTCGTCCAGAAGGTCACCGAGGGACGGGCTTCTATCCTTGAATTTCGGCAGCAGCTCACCGACGCGACGCTGCAGGGCTTCCTCAACAGGGGTGAACATGTCAGCTTTCCCCGAAGGTGCGGGGGCGGGTCCGGACGACCATGCCGCTGGCGGCCGGGGTCGGCATCGGTACGGTGGCCGGGGCAACCGGCAGGGCCATCAGCCCCTTGCCGATGGCCACCAGGTCTTTCATGGCGGCATCGTAGCGGGCCTTGACGGTGTCGTTCATCACGCTGACGTAGAGGTAGCCACGGGCCAGGTCGAGAACATAGCCCCGGACAGCCTCGGCCGGGACCGGCAGGGTATAGCGGCCGGCCAGGTAACCATTGACGGTCGTCTCGGCGCGGACGATAGCCCGGTTGGCCACCGTCGCGTCGATCTCGCCGGCCGGAGGGTCGGAACGATCCGTCAGATCACGGATTTCACGCTCCCCGAACTCGGCGACCAGGTCAGCGACGGTGGCGTAGGACATGGTTTAGATGCCCCGGACGATACGGATCAGGTCACCATCCGCCAGGGCCGCATCCAAGGCGATGCCGTTGGACAGGCCTGCGTCCTTGGGAATGGCCTTGCCCGCAGCATCGGACTGGACATCGGCACCTGCGGAAACGGCAGCACCGGCTTCCACCAACATGATGCCCAGCACATTGGCCGGAGCAACGTTACCGGACTCGGTGTCGGCCTCAACAACGCCGATGGCCTTGGCACCGGCCGCGCACAAACCGCCGTCGAAACCGACAAAGCGGCGCTCCGGCAGATCGGAAAGGGCCAGCAGCGAGTGCACCAGCACTACTTTTTGGGTTTGGTTCATTTCTTCACTTGCTCCTGTTTTTTGCCGGCGGCGGTGGCTTTCTTACCGTTACCAGCGGGGGGGGTGACAACAGCAGGATCACTGGTCTTTGCCGTTACCGGCTCCAGCCAGCGCTCTGCATCCTTGGCGGCGGCATCGTCCAGATCGACCTCACCCCCCTCGGGGATGGTGTTTCCACCCCCGAGGTCCAGGTCGATACCGACAACGCGATAGCGCTTGGTGGTCATGGCTTAGGCGTTGGTGTCGGAGATCAGATAGCCGGCATCGGCACCGACGATCACGGGCTTGTAGATGTCGGTATGGCGGACGTTCTGGACCTTGCCGCCGGAGCCGCCGTCGTACTTGTCGGTTTCCGGCATACCCTTGAGGCGCAGGGTGTAGCCGAAGCTGGGCTCTTCATAGTCGGCATTGCGGCTGGCGTTGGGCTTGGCCACATAGGCCAGGATCACGTTGTCGCCCCAGATGTCGTCGGTGGTGATTTTGTTACCGGCACCGGAACCGCCCAGGGCTTCGCCGATCTGGATGTCGTCGACGCCGAACAGCATTTTGAGATGCTCCAGGGTAACCAGCTTACGTTCCTGGGAACCCAGGGCCGCCTGCAGCTTGGTGTGGAACTTGAGGGACTGATAAACGGAGGCCCCCATCACCATGGTGTTGGGCCGCTTGCCGATCCGGCCGCGGATCACTTCCTTGCCGGCTTCCACGTCAGCGATGGGGTCGCCGCCATTGCCGCTCCAGCGGGCAGTGCCAGAGAGAGCCTTCTTTGCCCCGGCCTGGAAGCTATTCGGATTCTGAGCCAGAGCGGCGCAGGCGTATTCCCGGCGCAGATCGATGGCATCCTTCACCCGCTTGGCGGCGCGGGACTCGGCGTCGAACATGGACTCGGACTTTTCCCGGTAATCCACCGGGTAGGCCAGGTCGTGTTCCCGAAGGACCACGTCCAGCTCACCGATGCCGTCGGGGACCATGACATTGGAAGCAGCCCGGATGGCCCGCTCCGTATCCCACAGCAGGAAGGACTCCTTGCCGAACAGGGGGACGACGACCCCTTCCTTTTCGGTGATGGCGATGGGGAAAAGAGATTCGCCGATGTACTGGGCATTGCTGTAGCCCCGGGCGATGCTGGTGAGAACCGGATCGACGACCCGGAGCGACTTGAGACGGTCAGCCATGGTGGCGACTCCTTCTAGGTTGAGGCAGGCAGCGCCGGCCGGTTATTACTTGATGAGACGGCGGACGGCGTCCTCGTAGGGGATACCTTCCTTGGCGGCGAGGGCCGTTGCCTTGTCATGGATTGCCAGGCGATCCGCATCGGTACGCTTCTCCGAGAACTCAGCATCAGCCTCCGGCTGACCAGCAACCTTGTCCTTGGTGGCCAGCTCGGAAAACTCGACCAGGTCGGGCAGACCGGAGAACAGGCCCTTGAAGGCTTCGGTCAGGGGCTTCTTGCTTTCGCCTTCGCCGAACTCCACCGGGGTTTCCTGGCTGGCCAGGTGGTCCAGGGTGGCCACAACCACCTGGCGCTGTTCCGGTTTGAGCTTGCCGGTGAGAGCCTCGGCAAAGGCCACGTTGTCGTCGTGGCGCTTGGCCAGTTCTGCCTGGCGGGACTGCGCCTGCAGCTGAGAGATTTGCTGCTGCAACTGGGCGTTCTTGGCCTGCAGCTCGGCCGCTTCTTCCGGTTTCACGGTGTCGTTCTCCTGGGTGGTGGTGGGCGGGTCAGAAAAGGCGGGGCCGAGCTGGCCGGATTCTTCCGCCCGCTCCTGGCGGGCTTCGTCTTCCAGGTTGGCCACGGCGTAATCGGGGATAACCTTGTCGGCCTCTTCCAGGCCGTACTTGCCGATCCACCAGTCACGCATGCGGCGGAACAGGAAGGCGACCTGGGTGTCTGCCCAGCCGGAGAACTCAACCCCTTCGGTAAAGCAGACGCAGCCGTCGTCATCCTCGGAAAACTCCGGCTCATCCATGCCCTTGACGGAGGGGGGCTCGGCACCAAGGAAGCCGATATGGCGCAAATACCAGACGCCCGGGACCGGGTTGTTGGGGTCTGTGGGCCGGTAGAACTTGGAGGAAATGGTGCCGTAGCGGCCGGTATTGACGCTCTCGGCGAACTCGGGAGCGACCTTCATGGGCTCGGCATACAGGCCTTTGCTACCGGCCATCAGGGCCTTGGCCCAGCCCTGGGCGGGATCGTCGGTCTTCGGATGGCCGATCACCAGGGGCGCCTTGTGCAGCTTCGGGTCGTAGGCTGCGGCGGTTGCCCGGAGGTCGGCCTCGGTGAACTCGATCTCTTCCCCGGCTGCCGTGGTGCGCTTGCCAGCTTTGAAGATGTGCAGGAGCTTGGGTGCCTTGGGAGGCTGGGGGGCGGTTTTGGTATCCATGCCGGCAGTTTGGATGCCGGGCAGGACGGTTGGCAGGGGGGCGGATGTCGGCAGTGGAACGACTGCCGAAGGGGGAGAAAGGGGGGGTTGGCGATTTTGCGGGGTTCGTTATGACCTTCGTCTGTCATCAGGGGCCGTTACTGGCGCGTTACTGGCGATGAGAGCGGACCTCCTGCGCCCGTGATTCACGCCAAGGCGAAAAAATCGATCCTGGCGCGATTGTGGGGCTCTACTGTTCGCGCTCACCCTTCCCACTCAAGAGGCCCTATGAAAAAACAGATCCTGCTCGGTATCACCCTCGCCGCTCTGGGCACCACCGCCGCCATCGCCCAGGAGCAGTCACACACCCAGCAACTTCCGCAAGTCGGTCGCTTTCAAGTGATTGAGGCCACCTTCACTTCCGCCCCCGACAACCCAGAAAAGCAATTCATGGGGGTGCTCAGACTGGATACGGCCACTGGCGAGATGGTCTTTTGCGACTACATCTATCTTCACGCAAACGACAAGCAGTGGCACGCCAATGGGAACTGCGCGCCTTTCCAGGCGCCCCAGGGATACCTGATCAACAAGCGTCAAAAGAAGTAGAGAGCCCCACCTGGATCACTCCAGGTAGCCGGCGATCAGCTCCACTATGGCGGAGCGGTCGCCGGCGGACAGCCCCAGATAGGGCCGCGCCGGAATGTCGCCCCAGGGAGCCCCGCCTCCCAGGGAGCCCTTGTCGGCGCCGTACTGCAGAACCGCCGCCTGGATGCGGTTGGAGCCGACCTGCAGAACCGCATCGGTTGCCTGGTAGAGAATCTGGCTGCCCAGCTGCCGCGTCGCCCCTACCAAGGGCCTCTTGTTCTGGGCCAGGGCGGCCCCCCGGGAAATGATCCGTCCGGTCTTCTTGCTGTAGCCCCCCCGCTCCCCGATGTAGCGCTCCATGGTGGTCTGGCTGTTGGACGCCCAGCGGCTACCGTCTGGCGCCCGGGACTCCACAAAGCGCATGCGGGTAGTCTCGGCCAGGTGTTCGCCGATGGCCAGGAGCAACGGACGCGGGCGCTGCAGGCTCCTCACCTTGGCCGCCAGGGCCGATTGGACGGCCAGCTCGTTGGCCTCGAGTTTGACCAGGCTCATTGCAGCACCGAGGCGGCATGGGCCGCCAGGGCGGCGCCGATCTGGGGGGAGAGCCGGATCAGCTTGTCATCCACGAAGGCCTGCAGCTCGTCCTTGGCCCTGGCGCCGGGCATGTAGTCCCAGCCCTTGTCGATACCCATGGGGGCGCCCGTCCGGGGATCGATGCCGTCGTCTGGCGGATTGTCGAGGATGCGCAAGCCCCAGGCCTTCGCATCCTGGATGCTGACGGCCACGATGTAACACTGGCAGCCCCAGCCGTTGGGGGTGTAGTGGGTCTGGAACCATGGGTGGTTTGCCGGCAGGGTGATGCCGTTCCATGACACATGCAGGGGGCGGGGGTGCAGCACCGAGTCCCGGTGCCGATAGGTCCAGAACGGCTTTACCTTCAGGAGGTCGGGGTCCAGTAGCTGCTTCAGCCGGCCGGCGGAATAGCTGGTGTTGAGGTTGGTCTGGTAGATGACCCGGGTCCGCCAGTCCCGGCCTTCCTTGGTGCCGTCGCCGGTCCAGCCGGACCAGCCGTGGCGGCCGACGATGCTGTCAAAGTCCTCGCGGAACTGCTCCAGGGTGGTTCCCTGGGCGATGGCCTTGGCCACGGCGTCGGCCAGGTCTTGCAGTAGATCGGCGGCCTGGGCGCCGGCAACCACCCAGGCCCGGTCATGGGCGGCCGTCTGGATGTCGTCCCACCGCTCGGTCGGTAACGCCAGCTTGCCCATGAAGAAGTCGATCTGTTCCTGGAACGGTAGCCGGGCCACCGCCTTTGCATCTCCCTGGGGCGGGAAGTTGATGGCCGCCATCAGCTTTTCCCGCCGACGCCGGTCTCCTGGACCACGTCGGCCACGCCGGCCAGCTCGGCGGCGGAGAAGCCCAGCTCCATGACTTTGGCCAGGCGCTCCACCGGCAGGTCACCGAAGGCCTGCAGCAGCTTGTCCCGCACATCTTCCAGGGTTTCGGCCTGGTCAATGATCAGGCGCACGTGCTTGAGGATGTACGCCCAGGCCTGCTCTCCCTCCTTGGCCTGGGTATCGGCCGCGATCTCGGCGTAGGTCGGTGCTGGCAGACCTCCCTCGGAGAACTGGGCCGGCGGCGTTACCTCGGTGCCGGCCTGGCCACCGACCTGGGGAGCCAGGTCACCAGGTTGATAACCGTAGGCGCGTTCAAAGTAACTGTTGGTGAACCTGGCGCCGGACTCGGATACCGACTTGTCGCGGTCGGCCTGCAGCTTGTCCTGGGACTCCTGGTCCCACATCGACCACACCGGCCGCTCGGCGCCGCCCCAGTTCAGCTCCACCGTCCAGCGGATCAGCTCGTTGAGGGTCTCGGCCACGATGCCTGCGTCTCCGTCCCGGATATCGTCGGCCACTTCCAGGCCGGCCGTGGCACTGGCCCGGTTGGAGTTGGCCTCCACCGTCTGGTTGGTGCCGGTAAGGGCAATGCTCACCTCGGAGCGGCAGTACATGACCAGGCGCTCGTACAGATCGGCGCTGGCGGACTTGCCGGCCGCGTCGAGGATTTCCACCGAGGAATCATCCGGGATCACGGCCACCGCGTCCTGGATCATGGCTTCCAGGTTGTCGGCCAGCTGGTCCTTTTCGCTCTGTTGCGTTCCGCGCGGGGTTTTGCCGACCGCCCAGGGCGTACCGTACTTCTCGGCGAAGTTGAGCCAGAACTTCACCCCGCCCTTCTTGAAGACGATGGGCCAGAAGCACATGGACAGGTCGGGGAAGCCGTAGGGGTTGGCATAGGTGGGCTCCTGGCGGGCCACCAGGAACTTCATGGGCGGCAGCTCTTCACCATTGACCGGATTGGTGCGGCTCTTGAACCGCAGCTGGTTGTTGTCGTCGTAGCCGAACCACTCGGCCGGCTTGGACTCCACATTGACGGGGACCACCAGCCCCCCGACCTTTCCCCAGGAAACCTCCAGGGGCTGGTAGCCATAGAGGACGGCATCGAGAATCTCGCCGATGATGCGCTCCAGCTGCAGGTCGGCGAAGATGGCTTCGATGTTCTTGGCCACCCGGTTCTTGGCCTTCTCCCGATCCAGGCCCCACTCCAGTGCCTTTACGGCCGCCTTGCGGCGACGGACGCAGCCGCCGACGTGGGCATCGGAGCGCAGCTCACGGTAGACGCGCAAGTCCTGTCCCCTGGCCTTGAGTATCGGGTCCGGGTTGGGGAGCAGCGTTCCCAGGCTGAAGAAGTCCGTACTGCGGCCCCGGGTGGCGATCTGCTCGGACAGACTCGCTGCCCTGCCGGCCTCGGAGAACGCAACGAATTGATGCTCGTTGATGTAGATGCCTTTGGCCATGGTCAGTACCTATCTGCAATGCCGCCCCGGGTATTACGGGGGCGAGAAACCACCGACACGGGGCCGGATGCGACCTCCAGGGTGGCGAAGTTGGCCAGGGCGCCGGCTCCGGCAAAGTCGCCGTGCCGATACAGCTCCGGGTCTTTGAGGTCTTGGGAGCGGGCCTTGACGATCATGGGGATGCCATCGACGGTCTCGATGGCGCGGATGTCCTGCTGCAGGGAATCGTCTTTGGGCAGGCTGATGGTGCCGTCCTCGAATAGCTGGACAAACTTTGGCATCCAGGCGCCGTACCAGTTGCGGCTGATCTTGACCTGCTCGATGCGGTTGCGGCCGAACTCATCGGCGGTGTCTTCTGCCAGGGTTTCGCCGTTACCGGACGCATCCAGGGCGGCACCGGCAAAGCGGGGAAGGCTGCGGATGGTGAAGAAGAGAACCAGCTTCTGCTGCCGGGCCGGCACCTTGTGCATTTCCACCACGAAGGGGACGTCCCGTCGCCTTGCCTGATCCACTCCCATGGGGCAGATGATGGAGAAGTCCCGGTGGCGGGCGTAGTCCATGCCCAGGAAGTGGCGCATGGCCGGGTCTAGCTTGGCGACGACCGGCGCCAGGTGGATGTTGATCCATTCCTCGACATAGGCATCGCGGCGATAGACCGGCTGCTTGGTGAAGTCGTCATCCAGGGCGAGGCGCAGGACGGGCCGGCCCGGCACCATGGCGTCCTCGATCCAGACGCCGGGGATGCACACACCGTTACCGTCCCGGGGGATGGCGTCCAGCTCCTCGCGCATCTGGGCCTTGCGGGGACCGTAGGCGTTTCGGATTTTCTTGTACCAGCGCTCCTTGCCTTCGGGCGTGGGCGTCTCGCCGCTCATAAAGCACACGCGCTCGTAGAGGCCATTGGCCACGGCATCGTCAAAGGTGGCCTTATAGACCACGGCGTCGTCGCCGTAGCGCCCTTCCCGGATATCGGTCGCCATCCCGTTGAAGGGATTGCTCTTGCCGTTGTGGCTGCTGATGATAACGATGCGGCCGCCCCAGATCAGGAGGGCGGTGGCCGCATCAAGGACGGTGGCGACGTCACGGTGGAAGGCCGCCTCATCGATGATGACCTTGCCCTGCAGGCCCCGGATGTTGGCCGGGTTACTGGATAGCGCCACGATCTTGAAGCCACTGGCGAAGCGGATGCGGTAGGCGTTGATCTGGCGCGTGTTGCCGTGTTCATCCTGGTCATCGAACAGGAACTCTTCGATTTCGCTGACGCCGGAAGCCTGGGCCTCGGCGATGACCCGGGAGAACTTGGCGCAGTAACCGATGAACTCCAGGCCCTTCTCTTTGGTGTCGCCGATGTAGAAGACGTCCATCCCCCCGGCGCTCTTGCGAGAGGCGGCCGTGATGACGGAGTCCAGGGCTTCGGCGAAGGTGATGCCGGTTCGGCGGCCTTTCTCGCACAGCTTGATCTGGGCCTGAATCCCCAGCCATTCGGCCTGGTGAGCCATCAAGATGCCGGCGGTCAGGGGGTTCAGGCTTGAGGGAATCTGGCGTACAGACTCCGGCAGCTCGTCCCACTCGACGACGCGCAAGGTGCTGGAGGATGGCTTGAGAGCCATCATTGAACCCCGAGGAATTTCTTACGCCAGAACATGACCTGCTCTTCATTCATGCCGCCAGCCTTAAAGCTGGCCTCCAGCTCCTGAGCCTGCTCATTCAGCAGTTCCTGACGGATGGCCTGGCGCACGTCCGCCTGGTACTTCTTCAGATTCACGCTGGCCCGGGAGAGCGTGGCGATGTTCTTGGCCGCCGTGGAGAGCAGCTTGACCCGCTGCTCCGGCTTGATGGACGCATCGGTGGCCTCCTGCAGGTTCACCAGGGTCTCGAACAGCTCGGTCTGCACCAGGGCGATCACGGCCTCGGAGCGGGCGTCCTGGTCATCGGCCGCGCCTTCGGTCAGCATGCGGGCGGCTTCGGTACTGGCCTTGATGGCCGCCAGACGGCGTTCCAACGGCTTGCCGTAACGCTGGATGGCGCTTTTGCTGATCTGGAATCCCCGCTCCCGCAATTCCTCTTCCAAGGCCAGGTACTGGGAGAAGTTCTTTTCCATCAGGGCCGACACCAGCCAGGCCTTCACCTCCGGCGGCAGGGCTTCGACGCTGCTGCGCTTGGCCATGTCAGCCCCAGTACTTCTCGGGCCGGGCAATCCCGGGCTCGACTTCCACGGTGTACTCGGCCACGTCGGTGCCGACGCGGGTCAGATCGGCCCACCAGCGGCCGGATGGTTCCTTGCGCAGTTTCACCAGCTCCCGGTCCTCCAGGTAGTCGAGCTGCTGGCGGACTTCCAGGGGCGTCACGTCCGGATAGATGGCCCGCATGGTCATCTGGACCACGTCTTCACAAACCGGCTCCGGCCGGGCGTTGTAGAGGGCGAGGATCAGATACCAGCGCAGGGACTCCCGGCGCACCTTGGCTTGGTCGATATTCATTGCAGGTCTCCCTTGCGCTGCCGCCAGATGGCATCCAGCTTGGCTTCGATGATGGTTTGGTTACGGACGTAATCCTCGCGGCGGACGTATAGGTTCGGCAGCTCGGCCTTCAGGTCCATCAGCTCACGTTCAACGCGGCGCCATTCCTTCCCAGCCTCCTTCAGCGTGTCTTCAAAGTTGTTGAAACGCTGATCCCAGTGCCCCATGCCTTCGATGCGGGCCTTCTCCTGCGCTACAAAGCGCTCATCGAGGCGCTTGGCGAACTGCCAGAGGAGCAGCTTGCCGAAGCCGAAAACCATCCCCAGGAAGGCGATGGTCACGTAGATGAGGTGCCACAGTTCAAACTGGATGGGCATGGTCTTTCTCAGTAGTGGTGTCGGTTCAGTGCATCGTCCAGCTCGGCCTGGCAATGCACACAGGTCTGGCAGCCGGGGGATGCCTCCCGGCGTTCCTGGGGAATCGGGTCATGGCAGACGGCGCAGCGCTTGGCAGAG